CGAATTAACGGAGCTATTGTTACGATATCTACTAGAAGCACATATATTAAGGTAATCAATAAAGATGATATCAGGTCTGAAAGACTTCTTAAGTGCAAGTTCGTTAAGTAATGATTTAAAGTGTCCACTATGTGCTGCTGCTGTAGGATATTCCTTAATAATCAATGTACCCTGAGTCTTCTTGGCAAGGTTAGTTACCTTAGTCTCATACATTGGTTTAGGAAGATCTGTTATATCTTGTATTGGGATATTAAGTAAATTAGCATCGATCCTCTCCGCAATCTTTTCCTCTGCCATTTCGAGAGTGATGTAGAGGACGTTCTTTCCCTGGAGCAAAGCTGAGCTTGCCACATGACACATGAATAAAGATTTTCCAACACCTGTGCCAGCGAGAGCAATGTTGAGAGTCTTATTCGGTAGACCGCCTTTCGTAATTTTATTGAAGTATTCGAGATCAAATTCGATCTTGTCTTCCTTCCTGTGGTACGATTCAAACCTTTCTTCGTAGTCTTGTAAGTAGTCATGCCCTATGTGATTATCAAATGAAACTGCAAGTGCTTCAGAAAGAATAGATGGAATAGCATCCCTTCCTTTCTGTTCACCTTTACCATCCGCAAGTTGAATGGACTCCATCAAAGCCAAATATATAGCACGATCTCTACACCATTTCTCAGTGCTATCAACTAACCATTCAAAATCAGATGGTTCATCTTCCAATGAAGATACCAAGTCAGTAACTTCTTTAAAAGAAGTATCATTAATATCACTTCTCTTTTCTATTTCAATACAAAGAATCTCCTTGGTTGCTACCTGATTATACTCAGTAACAAAACTAGATATCTCCTCAAAAATAATCTTCTGCTTAAAATCTTCAAAGTAATCTCCCTTCAAAAAAGGAATAACTTTACGAAGATAATCTTCATTATACAGAAGATTTCTTAGAATTAAAATTTCAATTTTATCCATTATATAATAATCTCCCAAAGATTCTTAAAGGTTGCACCTCTATTCAGAATCGTACTATACCTTAGATATGAACTCATAATATACTTAGTATTACTAATAGGTTCTGTACCCATGTGAGGGAACATCCACATCGGAGGAAAAATAAGTAATCTACCTTTCTTTGGTTCTACTTCTGTACCATCGAATAGTGTTTGACCACCTTCATCAACGTCATTCAAATACCATAAAAAAGATAGGAATCTAGGACAACTAAGTAAGTTCATAGAATCCACATGAGTGTCGAACGCTTCATTCATTCCAGTATTATACCTCTTAATCCTAAATCTTTCAATACCATACCATTTAGGAAAGACAGAATTTGCATAAAACCTATCTTTTGGATAAAGATAATTGAAATGATGATTAATAGAAAAGCAATACTCTTCAGCTCGTTTCTTAAGTTTACTTCTTAAATCAAGATAAATCTTTTTAGTTCTTTTATTCCTTCCCGCATAACGACTTAAATTATATTCTGTAAAATTAGGAGTCCTATCTCTAGATACCTTCTTATGTCTTTTCTTTGATCTTTCAAAATGCTCTATCAAATGATCGCATGTATAATCATCTAAATCATTATCATATACCCTGATAAGATCAGCGAGACGTTCCATAATCAGAATCAAATGAGATACTCAATCTTTTTTTATTCTCTCTAAAGGGAATAACAGTATGAATAAGATAAGATGGAAAGACAGCTAACAATCCAGAAGTAGGATAGATGTGATAATGATCTATTGTAAAAGAACTAGGACTCTTACTCTTTTTTAATCTTGTCTTTAATGCAAAAGAAGGATCTTGAAAACACAGAGATCCTCCTTTCTTACCATCCCATCTTCCTGTAAAGAGTGGACTTTTATCAGTATAATTGAATTTTACTTTACCGTCAATAATAGACTCACAGGGATAATAAACTCCCGTAAGACATGCATTACCATGATGATGTGCGACATTCATATCACCATACTCATTTATATTAGACCACAATCCACCACAAATAAGACCATCTAAGAATCCATGCTTCAAACAATAATCATTTATAGAAATTTCTATCTGTTTCCTCAGTAGAACAAAACTATCATATCTTTCTTCCAGATTATTTTTACTATGCCATCCACCTAAATTGCTTCGTAAATTTCCATCTACATCCTCACTAGATTCTATAAGAATATCATTAACCAAACCTACATTTAATTCATGATTTTCTTTTCCAAAATTATAAAGTCCTATAGGAATAGGAAAAAGAGAAACAGAACGACTAACTACCATAACTAAACTCTTTCTGAGCAATCTCATCAAGAGCTTGCATCACTTCAGGAGTAAAGTATTTTTCAGGATTTTTGTAAATCTCTTTAGCATATATCTTCTTACCATTAATCTCATAACGTCCTGCAACGTTCTTCCACAATTCTCCAATCTCTCCTAATTCAAGGAGACCATAATACTTATCAAGACCACGTTCATCAAAATACAAACGTATTTCAACTTGCTTATTCTCTTTACTTAAACGTGATTTATGCGTCTTTGCTTTGACAATGTTTCCGACGACTTCTTTGCCATCCTTTTCTTTTTTACGACTGAGATATATGATTGTACTCGCTGCATACTTGAGTCCCGAACCCCCTCCCATCTCTTTAGTTGGAACATAAGCTCCGATGACATCATACGTATGGTTTGTGACAATGAGTGGGACATTCGCTTGGCCGAGTTTTAAAGTTAACATTCTAAATGCTCCCTTAACCAATTGGGATTTAGTCATATCACGAACTTGCTTGTCATCAAGTGCGTCTCTGATTTCCTTTTCTGTGGAGAGCATCCCTAGTGAATCTAACACAAACATGCATGGTTTGCGATCCTCTATGGGCATTTGAAGATATTTATCAACTGCCTTAAGTGCCTTGGTACGGAATTCCTCAATAGTTACTACATTAACAACAACCACTCTATTTAAATCTACACCACGAGATGTAAGTAATGCTTTGTTAACAGCAGCTTCAGTATCAAAATAGAGACAGTAACCATCAGGATTATTATCCAAAAAGTTTTTGACGACAGCAAGGGAGAAATAAGTTTTACCTGTACTAGACTCACCAGCGATGGCAGTAATCTTATTAGAAGAAACGCCGCCAAAAATGGAACCGCTAACAAGTCCGTTAAAGATGTGCGAACCTGTGTCGATGTATCTTTCTTCTTCGTCGATGTCTGCTGCGAGTTGGGTGAAGTCATCACCAATTTCTTTTACAATGTCTTTCAAAAAATCCATAATTAATTACCTTATGTGTCTTGATCTTTACCTAACATATAAACCTCTTTACCTTCATGCCCATGAGCAATACCCAGTTCATGCATTCTAGCATGTTCTGCTATTGGATCTCTAAGTGGTTCTTTACCTGGCCCAAAAGTTAACCAGAAACCCCAACCAACTAAAAAAGCAAGAAGAGTTAAGATTATGTAAACTAAAATCATATCCCTAGTAATTTACGTTGTCTTTCAAAGTAACCGTGAAGAATCCAAGAACTACTGTTCATTTTATCATCTCCACCTACACCCCATACAAATTCGACACGAGGATCATCACCATACTTATCGAACTCTGGTGTATTCATTTTACCACGATCTCCACCATTTGCAAAGACCACAGTTTCAGATATATCTAGGCACTTTTCAATCGCACCACAAGCAGATCCTAACTCATCATCTTCCCATGATATAACAGCATCAACCATATCAAGATGCCTTATTATTTCAGCACGTTCTTTCCATGATAAAAAATACTGCCCTTTCTTCTGAGTAAGCCACTCTTCTGTATTAATACCAACTACAAGATAATTAGAAAGGTCTTTTGCCCTCTCAAAATATTTTATATGACCACTGTGAATTGGATCGAATCCACCAGTAACAAGACTCAATTTTTCAAAAAACATTCTACTGTTAGTTTATTGTAAGGTTTTGCTTCAAAAGGTAGAGGCGGTGTAATTATAGAATAATGATCTTTTAAATTAGATCTTATTAATTGAAGTAAAAAAATTGTAAGAGGATTTAACCTTCCTAAATTTTTTACTCGATCTAAAGATGCTTCTAACAAATTAATATATTCTAGTATATACAAATCTCTCTGAATTGTCAATGGAAACTTATGTTGAATGATCTGAATACTTCTTCTTTCTAAGGAACAAAAAATATGAACTAAATTCTCTGCCTTTTCTCCAATCAATGATATTATTTTCTCTCTAGTAGCATTGGAATCAAAAGGAAAATACGATGTTCCATATACAGAATGATACAAACCTGCGTCAATCAAATACTGGTCTTCAGGAAAGAGACCAGCAATTAATTGAGAAACATTATTTAAATGATTAAAGAATGGTCGTGGAGGATCTCCAAACAGTGTTCCCTCAGTTAACTCTTTAATAAACTCAACTTTATTCAAATAACCATACCATGAGATTCACGTAAAATTTTCTTATATGGCCCATCAGGATTTTCTTCTCTAGTTTCTTTGACTAACTTGAGCTTTTGATACAATGCAGTATCCCCACCGAGAGTCAATGCTCTTACTATTGTAGAAAGTTCTTTGTCGTCTATTGGTAAGTCCATTAGGAAAAAAAGGATTCTAAGTTTACAGTTTTCTCAGTACTCCATCCGATAGAGTTGAGAATAATTCTAAGAGGTTCCAAGAATGCTTTATCAAATTGTAAGTCATAATCAATATACTTATCAAGACCAATTTCATGCGGAAAATCCTGAATAAACGAAATAATATTCTCATGAATAATATTCGGTTTTTTCAGGTAACAAAATTTAATCTTTTCACCATTCTGGATCAATGAGTACTTAGTATCCAACTTATGTTTCTTAACATAATGGTTGAATAACAATGCACCCCGTATATGTATAGGAGTTCCTTTTGCGTAAATCGTAGCATGTGCCTTATACTTCTCAACATCAGATGCAGAACGAGGAAATGCAATCTCTTCAGGAGGTAATGTTTTAAACTCCTTACGAGACTGATCAATAAAATCAATTACTTCATCCTCAGTTCCATTCATCATAATCTTAAGAGCATCCTTAATCATCTTCCTACAAGGTGCAGGAGTTGAAGATTTAACTGCCTCAATACCCATCATCTTTAATTTTGGTTCATCATATCTAACTCCTTCACTATCCCACACGTTAAGAATATATCTTTTCTTCGCAGTCCATATACCTCTATCGGCAATGTTCTCACGTTTCATGAACATCTTTTGGTCGTATGCGTTGACATACCTGGCCAACGCTTCATAAGAACTTTCAATATAAGGTTCAAATTCAGTTTCACACACCTTGTTAAGGAACCCAACAACGCCCTTACTAGTTTTCTCTCGCCCCTCGTATACACGTTCAACCAAAGGGCCCAAATTAAGATAAATGGAATCAGTATCTGAAGCAATAACATAATCAAC